TAAATAATCTAAATACGTTTGATGAATACAAAATATTAATAGATAGTAATCATACTAGGCTACCGCTCCATTGTGGGCGGCAGGGGAGGCGCCCTGATTGGCCGCCATCCCTCTCACTGGGTTCATGCCCGCAACTCTGGCGTTGGTAGCATCAACCATGTTTTGTCCATATTGGACGGCAGCGCCAATCTGAGCCCTGGTCTGCTTGTCAGTCAGAATTCTGGAGTTGATGAGTGACTGCTTTTGCATTTCCTGCTGGATCTTTCCTTTGGCCCTAATCTGCTGGAGAGTGTACTTCTGGTTTTGGTAGGAGTCCATTGCTCCACCGAGGCCTCCAAGAAGTCCTCCGACTGCTCCAACTGCTGCTCCGGACATGCTCTGGGCAACATCAGGCAGGACAACCCTCGACTTGAAGATGAGGCCAGTGGACGCTCTCAGGAGAGGCCACTCGTCTTCCTCGTGAACTCTTTCCAGGAACCAGTTGAAGGCGGTCTGGGAGCTCACTGCAAGAGCGTAGTCAGGGATTCCGTAGGCCCAGAGTCCAAGGTTGTTGGCGAGGAGATACATCACTGTCTGGCCGTTGTAGGTAGCGCCCTTAATGACGAAGGACTTGATGCCAGTCGAAGAAATGTAGGCTCTGCACTGGTCCATGAAGGATGTCCAGCCAGGCGCAGGGGCGTGGGTTGGCCCGCCGACTCCGGGAAGAACTCCGGATACTCCGAAGGGGAAGGTGTCACTGTTTCTCTCGTACCACATCATCAGCTTGTAGCCGGGTGGGATGTTTCCTCCACTAGTTGGGAAGGATTGAGTGCAGACTGACGAGAATTCAGCCTGGAACCTGTTGTAAACCATGTTGTGAACAACTAGTTCTCCTCCACAGTTGCTGTTTTCCTCCACCGAGATGTTGCAGTCAGGGACTGTCACCTTGAATCTGTCAACCGTTCCTCCTCCAACATTGGCCCTCAACTTTGTATGAGTGAAAGTTCCAACATCAGTGTTGAGAACTGGTTTGATTCTCTTGTCTCCGTAGGTGGGAGATCTCATATACATAAGTGGGGCGCTTCCGTTGTTAGGAGCGATTCCTCGGACGTCGTATTTGGCAGTGTCGAGCACTAAGTTAGTCACTAGGCTAACCTTGTCAGTGTAGCCGTTGTAGAGTGCTGGACTGCCGCCTGGAGCCGGGAAGGATCTGTCGTAGTCCCATGGCTGGCCGAGCGTGACTACTGTGTCAATGGGATCCTCAACACTGTATCCAGGAGTGTAGTGGCGGGAGATGCCCTCCATGTAGTTCCCTGGGAACTGGGCCCCGATCTGGTCGGTGTAGTTAGTCCAGACTGGTGATTGCCAGACTCCCCACCTGAAACTGAGCTGATTCTCCTGAGTTGTTTGTTGGGGCATGCCAACAACCCTCATCACCCCACTGGTAATGGCGTGGTTCGCTGTGTAGTTGGAACCATTCTGGGTGAGAGGGAGTCCTCCGTTGTCCACTGGATCTATTGGCAGGTTCTTGCCATCAGTGAAGAAGTAAACTCCTTCATCTAATCTAGGGACTGGTGGGAGTGCTCTGTTCTTCAGGGCGCCTTCTGGAGGGGCCACTGACATGGTAGGAAGTGAGAACATTGCGTCCTCTCCCAACATGATGGTGCAGTAGACTGGTGGGATCACAGCAGCTCCATAGGTGTTCTGGATGGATGTGAAGGCGATGACAATGATCTGTCCCCTGTTCTCAGTGTCATCTCTGCTGAGGTAGAAGTCAGTCCTGTTGGAAGGCCTGACGAGAAGAGACTCTGATGACGGAACTTGGAGGTCAATCATGATGTGCTCAAATGGGAAGAGCGTCTGCCTGGTGGGTACTTCAGGGAGGACACAGTCTCCTGGGATGTAGTAAACCCCGATCTTGCCGAGAATAGTTCCGGCGGAAGCCACGTTGAAACCTACTTGGAAGGAACCAACAAACCTCTGATGGGAGTTGGCCCACTCAGTGATGTAGGGGCCAGCAAATGCTGGGTTCCAGGGGTTCACTGTGTATCTTTTTAGGACGGTGTTCTCCACAGTATCCATGCCGACGTCAATTGTCTCAAGAGGACAAGGAGCGTAGCAAGGCGCCAGGATGGTGTTCAGGAAAGCTCCTCTGGGGAAGGTCTCAGGTGTGTACCCTCCCAGTGACTCCATCACTCTAGGTGCTGATGAGCCACTTCCTCCGGTGATGGCAGGTGGAACATCAGTTGATGAAACTAGGGCAGCATTCATGTCAGCAGCGAACTGCTGGCCAGCGTTGCCGGTTCCTGTTCCGGAAGCCGTCTTGGGAGCTGAGTTCCCGGTCGATATGGGAACTACTCCTCCTTGGGGATCACTTTGGACGACGTCTCCAAGAGTCATGAAGCCTCTGGTGTGGTCAATTCCAAATTGATCGCATCCCTTGTAGGGACATTGGCCAGTGAACTGGCGATGGTCCACTTTAGAATATTTGTGGTAGTGGCCATATGGTCTATTACAGGCGAAGCAAACATGATAGTGGGGCTTCATCCCGTTGTTGTTGGCAGGTCCGGGAGCGGACGCAGTGACTTTCCCCTGGACAGCATCAAGTGGATTGACTGCCAGGAGGGCCCAGATCTTGATTTTGGGCCAGAGGTCAGGGTTGTCCGGCTCGTTGAGGAAGAGGTAGGGAATCACGTGGAGGCGGAATTTATCTTTCTTGTTGGAAGAGAGATATTCTGGAGGGGTGTCCTTTCCAGCCTCGAGTTTGTAGTCAGTGAAGTACTGATCCCATTCCTCGTGGACATTCTTTCCGTAGATGTAGACTGCCCTGTCATAATCGGATTTATCAATGAGGGCTCCAGTAGAGCCTTCATTGTGGTATTTCGTGCACAATTCGACAAACCACCAAAACATGGGAGCATTGCGCGGGAAGATCGCACATTTCGCCTCTCCAAGATTTAGAACTTGGTGAGTCATGAGTTTGTCGTGAGATGCCTCCAGGTATTCAACATACGCTCTGCTTGAGCGCAGGGAGGCAAAGGTTTTTGATGTTGTAAGTGCATCAACGAACCTGGAACGAATCGAAGTGTAGGAGTTAGAAAGAGGCATGTTGCTGCTAAGTGGTTGCAATTTGTGTCTTTTAGCTTCATAAACTGGTTGTCGTTCATGTACTGTTTTGGAATCTTCTTTAGATATGATCGCGTTCCAAAACTCGTGGGATATTTGGCTGTACGATGGTACTTCTATAGGTATCCCATGTTGCTCAGACAAGTAATAGGCATAGTATCTATACTTGTTGTAAATTTCTTTTCCGTGAGGAAACACCTCATAGGCAGCATTCTCAACAGCCTGCATGTGGATGGCGGGGAGCTTCGACTCGGAGTAGTAGAGCTGGGAAGCTACTGACTCAGGTTTGAGTTTGGAAATCCACACTCCAGGATGATCCGGATGTTCGAGGAAAGTCCTGGAAAGGAATGAGATGTCAGTAAACTCTGACCAGACAGGGACGTCATCGGTCTTAACATCAACAGTGAGTGTCATTCCATAATTCTCAAAGATCCTTTTGCAAACAGCCTCCAAATCAATCTTGACTGCAAGGTCGGCAGCAACACAGATGGTTAAATCGTCGCCTCCATGTCTCGACTTTATTTTGTCATGAAATTCTACAGGAGTCATTCCTTTGAATACATGACGGGAGAAGTCAAGATAAATAACAAGGATGCAACAGATTGAGCAGAGAAGTGAAGTGCAGTTAGCGCCGGATCTTAAACCACCCATGAAGAGAATCAATGCCTTATCAAGAAGGGCGGATGAAAACGTCATGTTATTCAGAGTCGTTTTTACGCCAGTCAAGAGAGGAGTTGGATCTTCGTCGCGGCCAAAGGTGTAAGCATGGCCTAATACTATGGCAGCAGTCATGATGATCTGAGCTGGAATAGTCATGTCAAAAGAGGACCAGTCAAATCCTACAAATTTGCACCCTTTTTCAGCAAAGTTGTTGACCCAATCATGGGCTCCCATTACAGGGTCGAAGGTAAGGGTGAATCTTGAGTCAGATCCTGAGCTACAAATCAGATTTTGAATCGGAAGG